GTGCATCAGAGCGTGTACGAGTCCGGTGGTAAAGCTTCTATGCTAATGATGTCGCCAACTCAGAAAACTGTCTTTTCTGGTTTTGCTGGCTTGTCTTCTACACGCGTAAATAACCCCGAAGGTCAAACAAAGATCATCGGCGGGGCTGACGTTTATGTCGGGGATTTCGGCACGTTGACAGCTACAGTCAACCTTTTCCAGGATGCTGATTCAGCTATCTTGGTTGACACTTCTAAAGCTAAGATTGCAACGCTTCGACCAATGAAGCAGCGCAAACTAGCAAAAACTGGCGATGCCGAAGTTTACGACATCGTCTGCGAATGGGGCTTAATGGTCGAAAACGAAGCCGCTATGGGCGTTATAGCCGACCTTACCTAACCCCTAACTTTTCTACCTCCCTGTTAAACTTAAAAAGGGCTGCACCTCACGGTGTGGCCCTTTCTTTTTGGAGATTCTCTATTGGCTAATTCTTACAAGAAACCATCAGAGCCTTCAGGTTTTGTTTGGGTGCAATGCCTGGTTAATGACGTTTTTCATTCAAGTGGTCGGATCTTTAAGGGCGAAAAAGCTCGCGTTAATGCAGCCGACGCAAAACTATTAATAGATAACAAACAGGTTAAAAAACTAGATGCCTAGCCCTCGCCTGTTAAACCAACGCGGCAATTATAAAGTGCTTATGCACCCAATCGAGGGTGGTGAGTTTTTGATCCAATACACTGAGGATGTCGCGCCAGCACTAGAACACAATAAAGCTCTCCAATCGGCTGGGCATGACGGCTGGACTTCAAAAGATAAAGAACTCCGCCACGCCGCTCACATACCAGCGAGCGTGATGATGAAGTGGCAGCTTGAAGAAGGCATAATCGTTGGCAACCCAGAACATCAAAAGCGTGTTGACGCGAAGCTTAATTCAAGTGAATGGAAGCACCTTCGGGCTGCGGAATTTAGGATTTAAATAAATGGATTTATCGACCTTTACAGGATTGAAAGCTGCAGTTGAAGAGTATCTCGTTGATGATGATATTTCTGCTCCTGTCGAAACTTTCATCGCCTTGGCTGAAAAGCGGTTCTTACGCGACCTACGAGTCCGCCAGTTGGAATCTAAAGGTTCAATCACTCTGATTGCTGGCACTGAAGAAGTCGCATTGCCTACTGGTTTTTTAGAAGCCCGTGCGGTTGTCTTGCAATCCAGCCCAGTAAGAGTATTGCCATTTAAAACTCCCACACAATTTTTTGAAGACCACGGTAGTTCAAGCGCTGGCACCCCTGCAGCTTATACGATTATCGGATCTAATTTTCATTTTGGCCCTGTTCCAGGGTCTGCTCTAACCGCTGATGTCGTATTCTATGCGGCTTCACCCGCACTGTCCGCAACCAACGCATCGAATGCAATTTTAGAAGACGCACCAGATATTTATTTGTATGGGGCCTTACTTGAAGCGATGCCTTATTTAGGCGATGACGATCGAGCATTGGTTTGGGTTCAATTATACGATCGCGCCGTTGACGCCATGAAAAAAGTTGACGCTCGCACCGCCTGGTCTTCTGGCCCATTAGTCATGCGCGTGGAGAATTACACTCCATGATCGAGACGATGAAATTTGGCGAGTGGCTTCCAGACCAACCAGAGCTTGGTTCAATGGGAATCACAAAAGCACTCAATGTCATACCACACGCAAACGGTTATCAACAATTGGGCAGCATGGCGACGTTCTCTAATGCGTTAGGCGCTCGTTGCCAAGGGGCAATCTCAGTCCAGCACACAGACGCGGACGTAATCGATTTCGCCGGTGATGCAACGAAGTTATATAAACTTGGCGGCGCGACCTGGTCTAACGTTAGCGGCGCAACATATACCACCTCCGCGACAGATAAATGGTCGTTATTGCAATTTGGCAGTCACGTAATTGCAAGCAATGGCACCGACGTTATGCAGACATATCAACTTGGCGTTAGCAGTACCTTTGGTGTGCTTGGTGGCACTCCGCCAAAAGCTAAATATCTCGCCTCTTCGCGTAATTTTGTTTTTGCAGGTTACACAACAGTTGGTTCAACTACAGTGCCGCATAGAATCCAATGGTCAGGATTGAATGACGCCAGCGATTGGTCTGCGTCTCAAACTACCCAATCAGACTCACAAGAATTGCCATCAGAAAATGGACCCATCACCGGCGTTGTTGGCGGAGATGGATTAACAATTTTTCAAGCCCGTGCAATCACACGATGCACATACGTTGGCACACCAAATATCTGGTCATTTGATGAAGTTAGTTCTGGGTTAGGTTGTCCGGTTCCAGGTTCAATTGTCCATCATAACGAAAACATTTATTTTATATCTAGTGAAGATTTTTACATTCACTCAAACGGTCAAACAAAACCAATTGGCGCACAGAAGGTTGCCCAAACTTTTTACGCTGATTTGAATATCGATTTTCTAGATCGAGTGTCATCCAGTGTCGATCCTGTGCGGCACTTGGTAGTTTGGTCTTATCCCTCAGTCGCATCCCAAGACGGCACACCAGACAAGATGATCATGTATGATTGGGTTTTAAATCGTTGGACAGAAGCAGAGGTTGATCACGATATTGTCTACAAAAAGATTGGTGAATCTCTCACGCTTGATAACCTCGACGGCCTTAGTTCTTCAATTGATGATTTAGGAATATCGTTAGATTCAAGATTGTTTAAAGGGAATGGAACTCTTCTGTTAGGCACGTTCTCAACAGATTTTAAATTATCTTTCTTGGCTGGTGAGGCGCTCGACGCAACAATTGAAACAGCATCATTTCAACTGAAACAAGGCCGCAGATCTTTGGTCAAACGTGCGCGACCTATAGTCGAAGGCGGCTCTGCAACTGTGACGTTGCAACACGCCAGCAAAGATCAATTAAGCGAGACTGAGATATTTGGAGTAGCTAAGACACCTTCAAAAACTGGCAACGTCGGCATTCGGAATAGAGCAAGATACCACAAATTGCGGCTAAATATTTCCGGTGGGTTTAGTCATGTTCTGGGCATCGATGTCGATTACTCGATTTCAGGTACGCGATGATCCCGGTCCCAATTACTCACAACGATGATCAACATCATCGTCGCTTAATCGCGCAGGCATTACGAGAGCTTAGTAACGGTAAGATTAATTCTGTTGGTTCTGTCACGCTAACAGCATCGTCGGCAACTACGGTTGTAGTTGACCACCGCGTCGGTGGTGACAGCAAGATATTTTTTACGCCAACTGATGCGTTGGCTGCGGCAGAATTTGGAGCCGGTGGTATGTACGTTTCAGCAAAGGGTAAAGGAACGTTCACAATTACAAACGCAAATAACTCAGGGTCACGATCCTTTGATTATGCAGTATTTGGGTAATGATTTTTTGCGATGCTGGCCTTGGCTGGCGAAGGCGCTTGATTTAACAGGCGGCACACACACGCAGCGTGATATTCTTGATGGCACATTAGACGGAAGCTTTCAGCTTTGGCCTTCAGAAAACGCAGCGGCATTAACTGAAATAGTTTCATACCCGCAGATGAAAACAGTTCGTATTTTTTTAGCGGGTGGTGATCTAAACGAATTAAAAGAGACACACGAAAAGATTGAACGTTGGGCGTTAAAAACCATTGGCGCACGGCGATTAGAAATTTGTGGTCGCGACGGTTGGCTTCGCGCACTAGATGGTTACAAAAAAATATGCACTACAGTTGCAAAGGAATTAAAAGATGAGTAAAGGCGGCGGGTCTAAAGAAAAAACAGTGGTGCAATCAACTTCCTCTGCGCCCTGGGAAGAACAACAGAAATTCCTTAAAACAGGGTTTCAATCTGCACAGGATATATTCGATTCTGATAATCCGCAGTACTACGACGGTCAAACCACTGTTGACTATTCACCTGAGACAAACACAGCATTAAATATGACCCGTGATCGCGCATTGGCTGGTTCGCCCATTCAATCTACGGGGGCTGAACAATATCAGAACACGCTGAACGGTGATTTTTTATCAGGCAACCCATTTTTTGAAGGGGCATTTAACGCTCAAGTTAGACCAATGGTTAATCAGTATATGAAC